AGATGCGCGCTGATTGACTGCCTCTTCCATTTCAATCTCAGGCACGGGCAGGTCAGGATGGACTTTCTTAGTTAGCCGCAAAAACTCTTTGCGGGTAGAAGGGTCTTCCGACAAACGCTTGGAAAGTGCAGCCAGTTCGGAGATTGCTTCTGGTGAATAGTTCTCAAGACTCATGGTTTAGCCCCTTCTGTTCTTAATAAACTTTTTTCGTGTCACCGGGCTTGCTCATGGTCATTTTGTTTTTTGACCCTGTTTTAGCCGCGTTGGACAATCCACCCATTTCAGAGAAACGGGGAGTGTTAACGATTTGACCATTGTTCTGCGAATTGTCGGTGGGACGACGAGGTTGCAGCGCACCTTTAGGTTTGAAGAGTTCCATATCTGCTCCTAGATGGGTAAGGGGGGTGAGGTTGCACCCTCAACGGGTGCCATAGCCGCTGTTCTTTGACCAGGCGTGGCACCACCCGCCTGTGGCAAAGTCTGGATCATCTGCAGTATTTCAGCAGGGATGAGTTGTCTGGTATCGGATTCACGCTCACCAAAGCGGCGCGTAATGTCTGCAACGACCTTCTGGATCGTCTCATTCTCAGGGCTGTCTGGCGCAAAAGCGCCAATGGCAGCCTGCAACATGTCGAGGGCCATCATTACATTTAACTTGGCCTTTTCTTGCTCACCCTTCTTTTCCTCGGGTGTACTCATGGGAGATGCCATCGGTGGCGTAGCAGCACCCTGCTCGGAGGGAGGCAAAGTGGGGGCCATGGCGTCTTCGCCCTGGTCCATCTTCATCATCGCCATTACATCCTTCTGCTCTACAGCCATGCATTTCTCCTATGACTAATGCACACTAAATACAGTCTAACTATCAAGTCAAGTATAAAAAAGGGGCAAAATGCACTGCCCCCCTTGTTTACTTGCGCTTTCCAGTGCGCATTGGGTTCTTTTTCATCGGTGGTTTGCCGTACATAGTCAACTCCTAGAGGTGGTGCGGCCCGTAATATTGCGGCCTGGGTTCTTGTTAATTCCATACCGAACATACGATATGGAGGCGGGTGACCGCACCTCGGAGATGCTTTTCTCAGTGGCACGGGGTTGATCGCCAGACTTAATCATGGTCTGGGCATTGGTCGGGGTGACGTTCTCAGCCATTAGATTGCCCTCAATTGTGGGATTAGACTTGTTTCTGGTGCGGCAGGTTCACCTTCAGGCGCTGGTGCCGCTGCCTCTGGGGAAGCAGGGATCATGGCCTGGGCCGCTGCAGCCGCTTCATCGGCCTGTTTAATGTCATCAAGCAGCAACTCTTTCATGGGTGGCTCCATCAGTTCGATCAGCCTAGACTTGCTGATGGCACCTGCATTGAAGAGGCTAAAACCCAACTCCCTGCTGTCTTCCATGAAGATTGGGCTATTGGAGTGGGCATCGACCTTGACCACAAAGTCAGGGGTAAATTGGGCAGGTACAAACTTGTTGCCGTCTGTATCCACCAGCACCGTATCGTCATACACCTGCATCATCTTCAGGTACAGGGTAGCCATCTTTTCTAGGCTGTCCTCAATAACCATGGCGCGCTTTTTGGCCCTGCTAGAACCGAGCCTAGCCAACTGGCTTGCATGGCCTTGGGAGCGCACCCCAGTCTCACCACGGCCTGCTAGAACGCTGGTAATACCAGAGGCTTCAGCAAACATAGCGTCAATCTCGCCAAGTTCGCGGAACAGGTCATTGGGGATGTTGGGGGTAAATTCTTCGACCTTGGCGTTTGGCATGTCAGAGGCCAGCAGGCCACCAGCACGGTTGAGCGCAAAGTTCTTCTCATCCAGTATGCCGGTAAAACCCATAATTGCTTTGGGTGGGCTTACCTGTTTGTCTAACAACTCAAGAATCTGGCCTTGGCGTTTGTTACGCATGTCTTGTAGGAAAACAAGGCGCTGCACCTCGGATTGCCCCCAGTAGTAGTCGTACTGTGGGTTGGGGCAGAGTTGAACGAATGGCTGCTCACCCTTGAGGAATAGGCTCTGTGCAGGGCGGTCATAAATAATAATGTCTGGGTCGGCAACCGTGATGCACTGGTAGTCACCCACTTCGTCGTCATAAACCCAAAGTTCACGCATTTTGACCGTTGGCTCGGCAATGCGAGGCGTGTAGGTCATGGTGCCAGCCAGACTCATCTGCACGTTTCCGAAGATGGTTGGGTCAATGGCTGACGTAACCAGGCGCTCTACACCCTGCGGGTATTGCTTGGTTTGCTGCTCTGCAAGGGCAATGCGGTTAATGATTTCATCCCGCTTGGGATGGGACCAGAGGCGCGAATAGAGTTCGCTCTTGGTCATGTAGTATTCCTGCGCCATCGCCTCTTGGCGGTCTGTGTAGGGCGTGTCTTCCCGCAACACACCAAAAACGCCAGGTTCGACCATGTACGGGTGGATGCCGTTGCGCCAAACCAGTTTCACAAACGTGGTGTTGTAGCAAAGGGACCAGTTTAGAGCCTGGGCAAATACCTGATCGGCGTTTGAATTGATCCAGTAGTCATGCAGCGCCTTAGTAAGCGCCGGGATCATCTTGTGATACGACTTGGGTTCAGAAGCACCAATTTGAATGGAAAACCTGGTTGTCTCTGCCGAGTACATAAAGGAAGACAACTGGTCAATGTGCGGGAAAATCTTATTGAAGTGGGCAGGCGCTTCGTCCATGCCAGAGCCAAAGAGGTAGTAGGAGCGCAGCATGGTGTAGACGGACATGCGCTCGGACTGCGAAACCATGCATTTGTCCATCATGTCAATGTAAAACTGCTGACGGTCTACTGGGTCTTTGGGTATTCTCATGGCGTGATCTTCAGATTTTCATGGTCGGCAATGTAGGAGCCAACTTTGGGGCCAGCCAAGGATGCGCCTGCACTTTTAACCGCTGCCATGCCAGAAACCGACTCGTCTGCAACAGGGCGCAGGTTGTACTGGCCTAGTTCGCCAGGGTTTCCCCATCGTGGAGCAAATGGGTTGTTTTGTTTAGCAAAGCGAGGTGGTTGAGCCTCACCTTCCCGCGCAGATTTAATGTCACCCATCTTGAAATCCAATGCAAGTTGGTTGAGTGTCTTGTCATTATGCTTGGTTCCTTCGCTTTTTACACCAACTGGCTTTAAAAATACAACATGTACATCGGTACAACCAGCCGGACAGACCGCCTTATTAGACTCAAAATAGCCATGAACCGGACATTTGTAGTCATGCAATACACCCATATTTAGCCCCTTCCTTTCTTTAACACGCTCTCTCGTGAATAATCATACTTATTCACTGGTTTAACACTCAAACTAAATCCCTCATTGGTTTTAACTATCGAAGTTCCTCTTTTGATAGTTGGTTTTACTTCATGTTGAGCGTGGTAACCCAGAAATTTGCGGCCTGCAATGTCCATTCGGATGCCAGCCTCGCCCATTTCCAGGGCCAGAAGAGCGCGGGAGAGGCGTCTTTGGCTGGTTTCGGTCATCCGCATGCTGCCCTCAAAGATCATTTTCTTCATGTTGCGGTAGTCAACGCAGGCAAAACGGGCAAATTCCTCCATAGGAAAGCCTCTTTTGCGGTTAGCGTTCATGTTTTTGATGCGCTGTTCTATAACAGCCACGGTTAAAACGTCGATCATTGGAACCCCAGTGCGCGTAAGTAGTTGCCGACCTGCTTTCCGACCTGTGCTTGGCCTCCATTACCGGCCTCTTCGTCCTGTACCACCTTCTTTTCTCGCGTCAGACGCATTTGAATGAGCCTTGGTTGCACTTGTTCAGCAAAAGCAGCCGCTGCTAGGGCCGCAGCCATAACCCGATCATCCTTTGCCCTGCCCATGGCGGCAATGGTGCCTTGGTCACGCACGATTCCCTTCATCTCATCAATGCAATCAGTGCTGTAGACGTTCAACATCCCCCTCTCAAAATAATCTTTGAGGTAGTTGAGCATGCGTTCTTTGCTGCTATGGGTTGTTACCCAGCCGATAGAGTTGCTGATTCCAAAGGAATCGTTGCGCCGCCAAAGGTAGTGCTGCATATTTGATAGCACATTGGTCAGTTCTCGGCCCTCATTACCCGGCAACGTGGTGGCTTGGCGTTTTAAATTCCTCATTTCCTGGATAACCGCTTGTCCTGGGCCATTGACCTCAAGGTTGAGGGTCGAATTGACGTATGCGCCTGCCAGATAGCAGATCACCCAGGCAAATTGGAAGGTATTGAGTTCAGAAGTGGCAAATTCAGCCACTTGGTCCATGCCATCGGCGTAACAGCGAAAGACTTGGATGCAAAAGCGGTCTGCCCAGTCAGAAGAGCCGTATGCGGGGTCTGCGCCGATCACATAGTAGGCAGTGGAGACGGGTTCTTCCCATATTTTGAGGGTCGCTAGGCGTTCTGTGGATTGCAGCAACTGGGTATCTTGGAAATTGGCCCCCATGGAGAAGCGGTAAGAGATAAACGCCTCTTTTTTGGCTGCTTTCATGGCATCGGTACACCGAGCCGTCGAAAAGAAGGAGGTTCCCGTCATTACAAAGGCGTAATCCTCTGTGGGGGGAAACTCTTGGTACATCATGCCCTCGTCTTTGAGGCCCTCATGCAGTTTCCAGCGCCACCAGGCGATTTGGCGGCTGTTGACCTCATAGTTGTAGACCTTTTTAATGTCTTTGGTCCATTCCTTCTCTTCTGGGCTTAATTTGCCGTCCCAGTAGACCTTGTATATGTCGCTCTTTGGGTCTGCAGAGTAAAACTGGTTGCGCCACCAGCCCACGAAGATGGCCTTTTGTGTCCTGGCGCGCTTGGCTGTGGTCCACATGTCATGGAACATGTTAAAGCCTCGGGCGGTCGACTCGAACATGTAGTAGCGCAGGGGGTTGGTTTCTGCAAGGGAGGCAAGCAAAGAAGCCAGTCCTTCCTCGTCACCCCAAGAAGAAGTCTCAGTACCGTGCAGAAACGTAATTCCTTTTCCGCGCCCAAGGCCACCTTTTGCTCGGATACCTGCAACCTGATAGAACAGGCGTGATCGGTTTTTGAGAACCATTTGGTTTCTGTTGTGAGACATGAGAGGAATTTTGTATTCCTTGGGCAATCCGTCCATGTACATCTGAAGGGTGCTTCTAAACTGCTCACGGTTTTCCTCTGTGTCCGTCGTTAGCGTCCCTTGCATGCCTGGGTGGATAAAGTGCCAGTACAAGTCCATGGCAAGACTGATTGTTGTGATACCTAACTGACGGCCTTTTAAGACTACAAAAAAGTGCTTGTCTTCAGCCAAGCCTCGGGCTACCTCATCCATGACATACGTCTGGGTGCCAAGCAACTGTTCGCCAAGGATACGCAGACCCTGCTCCTTGGTTTCAATCTTCAGGTGCTTGCAGAAGTGGTAAAACTTGGCTCTGTCAAAGTTCATTTTTGAAACTCAAATATCAACTCATGCCGCCACGGTGTATGGGGGTTGGCAGCAATCATTGCCTCTCCCAACTTCTTAAACGTCTCAGGTGCCATATTGCCCAAGCCATCTTCTGAAATTCTGTAGTTGCAAGTGAATTTGCCTGTGCATCCACCTTTAAGTTTAGAAGACACTAGGTAATTAAACGCCAAACGGTCCATCCACTTCTGAATAATCCAATTCGGAGCCATTTTCTGCCCAATTTCTCTTCTAACAGCCATGCAAGACGTATCAACGTGGTACATCCCAACGTAATTTTTTAGCAGGGCCAAAGACTCAATTTCATCGTGGCAAACAAACACACCCTCGTTGTCCACAATATTCCTTAAAGACGCTCCCCAATCTAAGTTATGCCTCTCGACCAGATCAATGACCGTTTCAACATGGTTGTCTTCAAACCAGTTGTCATCATCCAAAAACATCACCATGTCCTCAGAGGCAATATAAGGGGCCATAGCGTTGATATGGCTACAGGTGTACATGTTGGCACCCGTGTTGTTTGGCAGGCTGATGATGACCGTATCAGGGCGCATCTCGCACTGGTTAATTACGTCTCTAGCCGCCTGCTCATACTTTGGGCCGTCGATGAAGATGTAATGTCTGGCCTGCCGGGTTTGTTTGTAAACGCTCTTAATGGCCTGTTTAAGGCATGGTCTACCAATAGTGCTGGTTACCACTGCGGTGGTTAATTTCATACCAGCGTCCCGTAGTCTGTCACTCGACGGGTTGTGGCTGTTTTCTCAAATGGGCTGATCTGAATTACTTTGCGCTTTTTCTTCTCTACCGACTTCAACGCCAAGTCTGCGTTTGTCTCTGTATAAACGTCCACCTCTTCATTGTCCTTGCAGGGCTTTTCTTTGGCAGGCACCCCGCAGCCAGGACAGAACCGTATCACCTGATCCCTCATCTGATAGATATGCTTTTTCCACCACCCGTCCTCTAGGGGGTATCCGTGGTCCTCGTTTCTCGCCAGATCGAATGAGGCAGCCACCTCACAGAAGTAGTAACGCAGTTCTCCTTTGTTTTGCACGATGGAGGCCGACCACTCTTGGTTAATGTCGCACTTGCTGATCCTCTCCCACATCTCTGCCTCGGGGTACAAATCCTTAACAGCAGTTAGCAGGGGCGCATGGTCGGCGTAATCAACATAGTTCCAAACAATGTTCTTCGGGTCTTGGCGCATCTTTGTCGCTAAGTCCGTCAACTGCTCTGCCGCCTTAGTCTCCCCATGGGCGTTCAAATTAAACGTGCCAAAAGTCTCTTCAATCACTTCCCGATGCTTGAAGTAATTATTTGTCCACAATCCCCTCTGCTGCTTATTAGGCACCTCTTGCCTAAATATCTCGCACAACTTCTCAAAGTTCCTGTGCATGCAGGGGTTTCCCCCAATCATTGCCACAATGCCTCGGTAGCCATGCAAGGAGCGCAGGGCACTCCTAAAGTTATCTGGGGTCATCTCCCAAAACGCATCTTGGTTCTCCAACAAGCGAGTGCAGTTAGAACAGGCCAGATCACATTTATTGGTCACATCCACACAAATAATATGCATTTGGGCAGGACTACGCATCCTCCATATCGCCGTCTCAAAATTCATTTCTTGTTCCCCTCTTTTCACTGCCAGAGCAACAACATCTCATCCCTCAGTCTTTGCATTTGTTTTTCCCCTCGGTTCTCCCTCACCTTGCCCAAATACTCCTGCCTGGTGCGCCTACTCCTGTACTTCTTCAACACCCACATGGCCTCGTTATACAAAAACCAGTCAGCAGAGTAATTACCCATCTCCCTACCATCCACAGTCCTCACTAACCGAGCCGCCTCATGCACCTCACCACAGGCATAACACCGCAACCTCTCATCAACTCCCCCATCAGCCACCTCATTAGGATTCATTCACAACTTCAACATCCCGCCACTCACCCTTGACCATATGACTAGGACCCATCTTCACAGCCTCGGCATTACTCCACCACTGCTGCAACACTAAATCACTCTCCTCATCCCTCAGTAACCACCTCAACTTAGTCGTTGGCGTCATCACATCTGTACTCATCTCACCCTCCATACACGTATCCCATTGCCCTCTTTCCTACACACAAACTGACGGTCTAACTTCCTACCCTTAATCCGGTTGTAATTACACAATATATTCATGTTGCCACTAGGCACAAGAAAACTCTCACCTACCTGCAACTGCTCATGCGGGTAATCATGCTTCACCTTCTCTCTCGGTAACGCTACACCTTTATCTATCTTGTACATACGCACTCCTTTCCACAAGTGCATAGAGATTAACACGGGAAACCGGAAATTTCTTTGGGGCGGGGAGCGGAAAGGTGCACCGCCGCGAGGGGGGTCGAGGCCCTTTGTGCCCAAACAGACCCGACCGCCCAACCCTGGCGCTCTCGCACCCATGGCACGCATGGCACGCGGGGAGTGGGCGCGCATGCCTCTTCCCTTTTCCCCTTCCCGATGGTGGCCCCTGCCCCTTTGCGTTGCACGGGGAGCGCGAGAGGATGCAGGCCCCCCCCTTCCACCCATCCATCCCATCCCTATAGTCTCTCTCTATAGGTTTACGTATACCCATAGAAATAAATATATATAGATATATGGAACCGTTGCCCCTTTGTGTTAATCTCTACACGTGTGCATCTATAGATGCGCACATTCCTACACTTGAAAGGGGTTAACCATGCAACAAGAATTTTCAACACTACGCGAGAAAATCGCGCACGATACAGCACAGCGCCACTTGCGGAATGCTGGCTTCGCAGCCCTCGCAGGGGCTGCACACCGGGCCGGGATTGAAGCCGGTCGGAATTGCCGACCGATTCCCATGGTGGTGTGTACATCCACCGGCAAACCGATAGAGCAACTTGACGAGGGTGCCTGTGGCTTTGCGTGGATCGAATTCGCGGGGAATACCGCATGGGGCCGGTGGGCTAAAAAAACCGGGCTTGCTCGCTCTCATTACCCTTCGGGCCTGTGTGTCTGGGTGTACGAATTCGGGCAATCAGTGGATAGGAAATCCGCCTATGCCGGTGCCTATGCTCAGATCCTGCGAAACGCAGGAATCGAAGCCCATGCCAATTCGCGCTTAGATTGAGAGGGGGCAGACAATGACGCATGCATTATTCGTTCGAGAGTCTGCGAATGCGAAAACCGGGAAAATCCCGGTAACGTACAGCGCACGCAGCACATGCCCACCATCGTGCCCTCATTATCGTGCATCGTGCTATGCCGAGGGCTATCACACATCCCTCGCGTGGAACCGTGCAGCCGATGGCCTGCCATGGTCGGAATTGTGCGAAAAAATAGCCGCTCTACCGGCTGGCACACTGTGGCGACACAATGTGGCGGGGGATCTACCGGGTGATGGTGAAAAAATCGACGCTAAAGCCCTCGCAGCCCTTGTGGCTGCGAATAAGGGCAAAAGGGGCTTTACGTACACCCACAAGAAAAGCGCGCAGGCCATTAGATCCATTCGCGCAGCCAATCGGGCCGGGTTTACCGTAAATTTAAGCGCCGATGATGCAGGGGAGGCCGATAGACTGGCAGAATTGCAAGCCGGGCCGGTGGTCGCTATTGTGCCAATCGACACGCCGGAAAAATCCTATACACCAGCCGGTCGGCAGATAGTGGTGTGTCCTGCGCAGACTCGCGACAATGTCACATGCAGCACATGTGGGCTTTGCTCACGGGCCAATCGGGAAACCATCGTGGGCTTTTTAGCCCATGGCACACGTGCGAAAATGGCCGACGCTACAGCGCGCCGGGTGATTCCACTAGTAAAAATCGAAGGGGGCAGAAAATGAGTTATTCGCAGCCAATCGAAAAAACCGACGTATTCGTATTAATGCAATTCCGCGAAGCCGTCGCGCCACTGCGCGACATGCCATTGTCCGAAGCCACCGCGCAGATGGGCACCATTGGCAGGCCATTCTTAGATCAATTGAAGGCTAACGGGCACGCATTCCCCGATGCAATCGGGCTTCTGCGCGCTGTGTGGGTGGATATCAAAAGGGGGCAAAAATGAACCGATGGGAAAAGAAAATAGAAGAAACCATGCAACGCGGGGGCATAGGTTTCTGGATTCTTTGCGTAGTCTTTGCGGTGGGTTTTTATGGGTTGCTTTGGTTTACCATGGCCCTAGGGATTGCCTTCGGATACTAGGCAACCCCCTGAAAGCCCTTAAAGCCCCTTCGGGGGCTTTTTTATTGCCTTTTGATCCCTTACCATTCCGACGGTGGGAAACCCTTTAAAAGCCCGACTAGACCCTTTTATGAGTGGCCCCCATCGAAGCGCAACCCTTCGACCATGGCAGAGCATACCCTAGAAGACCACTAAAGGCCCCGCCATGCCTTTTCTCCCATCCCTCTATCTGGTAGCCCTATCTGGTGTCCTCGCGCCCGTGTACGCGCCCCTGAGAGGTCAGCGCAGGCCCCTCAAAGGCCAAGCGCATCGACGACCAAAGTTGACCCTTTTTATGCCCGTCGATCAGTCCAGGGGACTGGCGCAGCCCATGGCCCCATCTGACCACAAGTGTCCCAAAGTTATCCACAGGACCTATAGAGAGACGTTTTCTACTATCATTTTTTTTATTTATCTAAGTATCGTATACGGTCTAAGAAACCGTATAGACATATAGTATACAGTAAACGTATAGATAGATGGTCGATCCCAAAAGTTATCCACAGGTTATACACAGGTTATACACAGACTTATTCACAGGCTTATGACCATGAATCAACCTTAAAAGATAGGGGTTATCCCTAATGTACAAGTGTATTTAGATGTGCTATAATGTAGTTGTAAGGTGGTAACTCACCTTGCACTCGTTCTTTAACAATCCTAACTGTGGAGAATTTTATGAGCAATTATTGCGGCATTGTGTTTGTCGGTGGTGGGTCATCCTGGGCCTATAACTCGGATCGAGATGAGGCGGTCAAACGGGCTGCTAAACAGGCCAAGCGAGACTGGAAAGACTATCACTCATTTGGGGAAACCATTAAGGTGGTGCTGATCGACATGACCAACCGAAACGGCTGGTACGCAGATCACAGTGGCATCTTCGAGTACGAAACCAAGAAAGAAATCACCGACTTTGAGGTGGTAACGGTTCAGGTGTAAGAGACGAGGGGGGGCTATGGCTCCCCCTGTTGACACAGTTAGAGTTGTTGAGGTAATGTGTAGTTGTAGTGTTTATCCGGGCCTAACTTATGAGGGAGTTAACCATGGAAACCAAACCAGTCTATGACTACGAGTTAGTCGATAGCATCCGTTTGCTTGAGCAGCAGTATGAGCAACAACTAGAGCAAGCCAGAGCATCTGTGCAAGCCTTAACCCGTAGTGTCAATGCGTTACGCAACCGCCGTCTGGAATTAGAGATGGTGGATTGTGATGCGTAAGGCTATGTGGGCTATTCAGTTACAAAGAGGTAGCCTAGTTGAACATGAGTATTCCGACCATGACTTCAAAGTTGCACTATTTAAGACCAAAGCGAGGGCGCAGTCATGGTTAGATGACAACCCATTTTGGCGCTCTCGATCCGCCAAAGTAGTGAAGGTAACAATCAAGATCGAAACAATGTTCTAACTTAATGAGGGGCTGATATGACAACGATTGACATTCACAATGTCACAAGGGTTTTCGTTTTGGATTCACAGGAAACCAGCCGTGACAGCAGTAGACGCACCATCCTGATTCTCACTGAGGATGGCACCCACAATTTAGAAATCACGGTCTACGGCAAGGTTCCAAGCATCCCCGTAATTTTGGGAGATTGCCCAAATGAGTGACTTCACGCCTGAAGTACGCAACAACGCACTGTGGTCTAACGATGTTCGTCGGTTTGTAGAGGGCCGTGGTGGAGAGGTGGCAGCAGAGAAATGGGGGGTCAAGCCGTTAGACGACCTATCCAACGTCGAGGTGGTGCAGATGGGCCTGGTTATGCAGGAACCCATTATGCGAGAGTTCGCCAGACGCAATCAGATAGCGTTTAAAGACGCTGACTATGCCCTCTATCATCCCAAAGAAACATGGATGGCAAGCCACTTTGACTACATCAGCGAGGATGGCAAGACCCTCTATGAGGTCAAGAACCTGGGCGCTCACCAGCGTAAAAAGTACGGTGACAACGGTTCCAGCGACGTTGACCTGGGCTACAGGGTGCAATGCTTGCATGAGGCCACTGTGCATCAGATTGAGGCTGTGGTGCTGGTTGTCTGTTTTGGTGGGCAAGAGATTGTGGGTTTTCCGTTGCAATTCTCTGCTGACCAAATGGACCTGCACATCCGAACGATGGCAGAGTTCTGGGGCCGTATCCAGGCACGTTCCTTTGATCCTGAAACTATGGGAGACGCTGCCCGTCTGGTCTACCGCCAAGACGATGGCAACAAACTCATAGCCACTCAAAGCCTAGAGCATGCAGCCATGCAACTCAAGGCGCTCAAGGCACAGATCAAAGACCTAGAGGTTCAAGAAGAGAAGTGGCAGTCGGCTATCCAGGGCTACATGATGGAAGCCGCAGAGTTGGTCACAGTCGATGGGCACGTGCTGGCTACATGGAAGACCGCCAAAGCGTCCAAGCGTTTCTCTGCTGACCTATTCAAGTCCTCTATGCCTGCAATTTATGAGCAGTTTGTGGTGGAGCAACCAGGGTCAAGAAGGTTCCTAGTCAAATGAAAGACGTACTGATTAGAGACATGGCAATGATCTTCATTGGCTCTCTGCTAACGGTGGGCGTGATCCTATGGACTCACGTTCCGCCCGAAGACGTAGTCAAAGAAGCGTACCGACAAGGGTGGAAGGCGGCACTCGATGTTACCCGTCCCCACGATGACCTGGAATTTGCCTGCGCTGGTCTTTGGTTTGGCAAAGATGGTCCAATCTTTTACAAAATGAGGGAAGAATATGAGCAACGTAAAAATGTTAAATGAGGTTGCAGGGGCCGTGGTGGGCAAGGATGTACTGGACCCTGCCATACAGGAATCCATCGTCCTACGGGGCGATCTGAGTGGCTTAAACGAGCAACAGAAGAAAAACTACTACCTGTTTCGCTGCAGGCAAGTAGGGCTTGATCCTGCTGCCAAACCCTTTGATCTTTTGAAACTTAACGGTAAGGAGGTTCTGTATGCCAACGCAGGAGCCACGCAGCAACTCTGTGCAATTCATCGACTGTCAACTCAGATTACGCACAGAGAAAGGATTGATGACATATACATTGTCTCGGTCAGAGTTACTGCGGCTGATGGCAGAGTTTCGGAGAATCAAGGCGCAGTCTCCGTCGGTAGCGCCCGAGGTGACGCACTTGCTAATGCAATTCTTAAAGCGACTACGAAAGCCATTAGAAGAGCAGTCCTAGCCCATTGTGGCCTGGGCATGCTCGACGAAACAGAAGTAGAAACCATCCCAGGCGCTGTACGTGTTGCTCCGATGGTCGAGACTCAAGAGGTGCAAGCCATAGAGCAGCCGGTGGTGGGGATCGTCTTCATGGTGCCTGGTGCCAAAGAACCCTATGCCAAGTACGCCAACAATGAGGATTGGGTCGACGGGTTCTTGACAATGGTGGACAAGATCAATGACTCTAAAAAGTTCTCTATCGCTGATAAGTTTGCAAAGATCGAAGCCCTATATGAGTGCAATGATTTCATCATCGGAATGATTAAGGAAGAGAACAGGGGCCTCTATGAGGTTCTTAGCCATGGGTTAGGAAAGGTCAAGCAAGAGTTAACTTTGGCGCTCAGAGAAGAACAGCGATGACCAGCATGGACCTGTTTGCTGACGAACAGGAATATCTAGGCAGGCTTAGAACGTCATGGAATCAGACCATTGAAGGCGAGGGTGGGCACTGCCCGTGTTGTGGGAAGTGGGGCAAGGTTTATAAGATCAAACTGAGCCAGCACCTAGCCCTTTGCCTAAAGTGGATTATTGACCATGGCAACCCTGCTGACCCCTGGGTGGACGTACAGAACAGTGCGCCCAGGTGGATGCTCAAGAGCAAGACATATCCACTGCTAGAGCATTGGACTCTGATCGAATCTAAGGGCGCTAGAAGCGGGATATGGGCAGCAACCAACCGAGGCATTGATTTTGTATACCGAGGATTGGAGTTACCCGAAGCGGTTTACATTTATGACAACCGGCGTTGGGGGTTTGACGAAAAGGTGGTGCAGTTCCGTCGGTGCTTTGGCAAGCACTTTGACTTCGATGAGTTAATGAGCGCCCAGTTTAATTGGGCAAAATTGAGAAAGGAGCAGTAAATGAGTGAGTATCAACAACGAGAGCGACAGCCAGGTACGGGCGTATTACTGACCAACCGCTTTAAGAAGGGCCAAGGCCCAGACTGGCGTGGAGAGATGAAACTAGAGCGATCCTATGCGGCTGGTGAGACGGTTAAACTTGCAGCATGGACCAAAGAGACTGCGGGCGGTGCCTTGATTAGCCTCAAGGAAGATAACTACGTGCGTCCTGAAGGCCAGGGCAACACCAACCCATTCCCAAGTAAGCGGCGGGATGATGATGGAGAAGTCCCCTTCTGATGGCAAAGATTAGCAGACAGCGCGGTGCTACCTATGAACGAGAGGTAGCCAATGAGATATTCGACATGCTTGGGGTGCGGATTAAGCGCAATCTTAAGCAGTATCAGCAGTCCGAAGAGGGCGATTTGATACTGAGAC